ATAATATTTTTAAAGGTGTTGAAAATAAAGAATATACATATAAGTGTAAAACATCCATTGCTAGAATGCATTGTTCATCTGCAACATGTTTAAGGCGTAAGCATGGTATTGGTAAGAACGAAGCTTTACCTGAAGTTGGTAAACTTACAAAGGTAAATTCATATCCAGAACCTTATTGGATATTACCGATACAAGGTAAATCAATTAGACTTTCAACAAAACAATTATACCAACAGCAACTACTTGGTGAAGCGCTGCTGAACTATGATATTGTTTGGAGATCATTAAAACCAACCAAAAGAGATCCAGATCCATATAGAGATTGGTTAGAAGAGTTAATGTCTAACAAACAAGACATGGAAGGCTTTGATGGTATTGAGGAACTTGAAGATGTATTTAATTCTAGAATGACAAGATTCTTAGAAGACGTTGAGGATACCACTGAGTTTGATCAAATAGATTCTGGTAACATTTGGAAAGATGACGTGGAGATGCGATTCAAGTTAGAAACCTTTAAAAACTTTATGAAAAAAATGGGTTATAATTGGAACGAAAAAGAATGTACAAGATTTTTAGAAACAGGAGGTGCACAACCTAAGTCTAAGTTTAAAGGAATTCAATCTAGACATTGGGTAGTAGCATTACCAAAACAAAGTGAGCATAAAAACAAAGATGTCAAATTCGTTAAAGCAAAAGCTTCGTGGGAAGACAATTAAAATATTTGGACCACCAGGAACTGGTAAAACTGAGAACTTACTCAAAAGAGTACAGCGTTATCTTAAACAAGGTTACAGCCCAGATGAAATATGTTATATCTCATTTACTAACAAAGCTGTAAATGAATGTGTAGCAAGAGTTAGAAAAAGATTTAAAGAATATGACGAAGATGATTTTAAATATTTTAGAACATTACATTCTTTGGCAAGACAACAGTTTGCTGAAATTCCCGTACTAGATCCTAAAGCAGATTTATTAATGTTCCATACTCAATATGGAACTGTAAAAGTTAATTACAAAGATGGCCATGATGATCAAAAAGTTTATAACAATTGGTCTTTGCAAATTTATGATAGAGCACGAAACATGAAAGTGGATCCTGTGTGGCTGTACAAACAACAAACAAGAAAATCTGTAAGGCTACAACAATTTAAATCTATTATTGCAGGTTACGAACAATTTAAAACAATGGAGTTGGAAGGTGGAGGACGGACACCGGACAGATTAGATTTTACCGATATGGTACAAAAGTTTATTGATGATGGTGTATCAATACCTTTTAAAGTATTGATGGTTGATGAAGCTCAAGATTTAACACCGTTGCAATGGGATCTAGTGGTGAAGTTAGCCAAAGCAGTAGACCGAGTTTATATTGCAGGTGATGATGACCAGGCAATCTATGAATGGAATGGTGCTGATGTAGAACTATTCCAAAACTTTCCTGGAAGATCTCTAGTATTAAAAAAAAGTGTTCGATTAAATAAAAACATACATTACTTTTCTAATTGTCTTTTAAAGTCTATGGGTGATAACAGAATAGAAAAAGAATTTTATTCTAATGGTAAAGAAGGTAAAATTTATAGATGGGGTGGCCTGAAAAAAATACCTTGGGATCTTGAGGGAGATTGGATGGTGTTGGCTAGAATTAATGATGTTAAGAAAGAGCTGCAGCAGGAAGCTAGAGATTTAGGTTTATATTACCAAGACCAAAAAAATAATAAATCATTTGATCCAAACCAGTATCATGCAATAAATTTTTGGGAAAAAATATGTGAGGGTGGTGCAATCAATAGAGAAGAAGCCTGCACCATGTATGAATATCTATTAAACATAGATCACGGCTACCGGTCAACGGACAGTAAAAAGTGGAGTTTCGCACACCCAAATCAAGTCTTTACATTTGATGAATTACATTTAAGGTGTGGTATGCGCGATGAAAAAGGTCATTGGAGCCAGGTCTTTAAGAGAAAATTTAAGGACAAAGATAAGCAGTATTTTCAAAAGCTAATGAGTGAAGGTGTAGATTTAAATTTACCACCTAAAATAATTATAGATACAATCCATCAAGTTAAAGGTGGAGAAGCAGATAATGTTGTCCTGGCGAGCAAATGCAATTTTCCATCACACTATGATAAAAAGAATTTAACAGATAAGGTAAAAGAACTTAGAGTTTGGTACACAGGTGCTACTAGATCTAAAAACACGCTGCATTTGTTAGGTACTTACCATCAATATAACTTTCCACTTGGAAAATATTTTAAACAATACGAGGCTAACTATGACAAATAAAAATATGTTTGATGAAGCATTTCCACAAGATAAACAAATAGGCGGGAATCACTACAAAGAGTTTCATATTCAACCGTATGAATTTATTTCAAAAAATAATTTATCTTTTTTTCAAGGTAATGTTGTGAAATATGTATGTAGATATTTAAATAAAAATGGTATTGAAGATTTAGATAAAATTATCCATTACTGTGAGTTAGAGAAAAAGAAAATGAAGGATATAGATGCCAAAAAAAAGAGATAATAGAATTGTTTGTGAAGATTGTGATGAAGCTTATGCTGTAATTATACATCAAAAGGTTTACTATTGTGGAGAATGTTATATGTTCCATGAAGGTATTTCTACAAAAGATGCTTTAATGAACTTAAATGTAGAACAAGCTGTACCCAAATTAAAAAACTAATGACACATCAATTAAATTTTATTTATAATGATAGTGATTGGATTGCTCCTGCTGAGTATCCTGATTTATCTAAAGCACCAGAGATTGCGATTGACTTAGAAACTAAGGATCCGAATATTAAAACTAAAGGGTCTGGTTGGGCCACTTTTGATGGACATATTGTAGGTTTTGCAGTAGCAGCTCTTGGTCAACAATGGTACTTTCCCATTGCTCATGACGCAGGGGGTAATATGGATCTTGCCATCACCACTGCTTGGATGCAAGACATTTTAAAACTACCTTGTCCTAAAATTTTTCATAATGCAAGTTATGATGTCGGTTGGTTATTAGTAAATGGATTTGAAATCAGAGGTAAAATTATTGATACCATGATTGCTGCTGCAATCATAAACGAAAATAGATTTAGTTTTAGTTTAAATGCATGTGCTAAAGATTATTTAGGTGAAATTAAAAACGAAATTTTTTTAAATGAAAAAGCTAAAGAATGGGGTATTGATCCTAAAGCAGATCTTTGGAGATTACCTGCAGGTTATGTAGGATTTTATGCTGAACAAGATGCGGGTTTAACCTTAAGATTATGGGACAGATTTAAATCAGAAATTTCTAAACAAAATTTACATGATGTTTGGGACATGGAGATGGAGCTGTTACCTATTTTAATTGATACAAGACGTAGAGGTATAAGAGTTGATGAAGAAAAAGCAGCAACTCTTAAAAAAGAATTTGTCGCAAAAGAAAAATCAATTTTACATGATGTAAAAAAACAAACTACTTTAGATGTAGATATTTGGGCTGCTCGATCTGTAGCGCAGGTGTTTGATCGAATGGGTGTAGACTATCCACGGACACCGAAAAGCGGAGAACCAAGCTTTACGCAAAACTGGCTAGTAAACTGTGATAACCCAATAGCGCAACTAATAAGACAAGCAAGAGAAATAAATAAATTTCATTCAACATTCATAGACTCCATTCAAAGATATGTTCACAAAGGTAGAATTCATTCTGAAATAAACCAGTTAAGATCTGACCAAGGTGGAACTGTATCTGGACGTTTATCATATTCGAACCCTAACTTGCAACAGATTCCTGCAAGAAATAAAGAATATGGAGATAAGATTAGAAGTTTATTTTTACCTGAAGAAGGAAGACAATGGGGTAGCTTTGACTACTCTCAACAAGAACCAAGATTAGTTGCTCACTACGCAGCATCAGTGAATGATCACTTTGAAGGTGCAGCAGAATTTATTGAAGCTTATAAAAATGAATCTGCAGATTTTCATCAAATTGTAGCCGACATGGCAGGAATAACTAGAACTCAGGCTAAAACAATTAATTTAGGTTTATTTTATGGTATGGGTAAAAACAAATTAGCTGCTGAATTAGGTATTGATAAGTATAGAGCTGAGGAATTATTAGCAAAATATGGTGAAAGAGTACCATTTGTTAAGAAATTAGCTACAGATGTGTCTAGCTCTGCTTCAAAATATGGGTTTATTCGGACAATAAAGGGTCGTAAATGCCGATTTGACATGTGGGAGCCTGCTACCTTCGGAATGAATAAAGC